GAAGAAACAGGAGAAGTGATTGAGACCATAGGCAGCACGGCCACTTTAACAACAATAGAGTTTAACCAATATATCGAAGAGATCATACAATGGGCAGCAGAATATCTAAGTATCCAAATCCCGCTACCAAACGAACTGATATGAGGAAGGTAAAACGGCAGAACTATAAAGGCTATGAAGTGCTGAAGTTTAATAAACGTGGTAAGCTGGTCCACAAGTACGAAAGTATGCATGTAGCCCAACAGGAAGAGAAGGTCGGCCATAAATTGCTAAAGCGAATAATTGAGGAGCAACGTAACCTCAATGGACACAAGTTCCGTATTGGGGAAAAGCATGGGGGTACCAGGACAATAAGCTCATACTCCGAACGTGCGAAATGGGAAGGCGAAAACGGATACTTTGACATAAAAGGCTGGAGCAAATCCTGCCTATAAAAAACAAAAGTGAACAATGGAAACAATGAAATTGAAATTACAACGCCCGATCGCCTTTGTCGATATTGAAGGTACTGGGACCAAACCTGATGAAGATAGAATTGTGGAAATATCTGTGTGTATACTCAATCCGGATTTGTCACGTACTGTACATACCCGGAGGGTAAATCCGACAATACCCATTCCACCGGCTGCGACAGCGATACACGGAATTTCTGATGAAGACGTAGCGGGTTTGCCTACCTTCTCAGAGGTTGCAGGTAAGTTGCTTCTTCATCTGGAGGGATGTGACATTGCTGGCTACAATTCAAACCGGTATGACTTCCCACTACTCTATTCCGAGTTCCTACGTGCGGGTATCGAATGGGACTATACTCAGCACAGGTTAATTGATGTTGGGAATATCTTCATGATTAAAGAGCCCCGTACACTTTCAGCCGCCTGCAGATTCTATTGTGATAAAGAGCTGGATGGCGCACACGGTGCCGAGGCAGACATCAATGCCACTGTAGACGTATTCCTGGCACAATATAACCGTTATGCAGATCTACCAACTACAATCGAAGAACTGCAGATATACAGTAACCATGGCCGCAAGATCCTTGACCTCTCCGGGAAATTTACGTACAACGACACTGGCGATATTGTTTTCAACTTTGGAAAATACCGGAATGAAAGAGCCGCTGAGCATCTGGATTTTGTTGAGTGGATGTACTACAAAGCCAGCTTCCAGCCGGATACCAACGAGGTATGCAGGCAATTGCTGGGACTTTCATCTGTTTTTTACATCTAATGGCACCTGGCGAGTCATATATCCTGCTGGAAGATCATTACAGTATGTTCCACCTGCATGGCTCAGCAGAGCTCCTGGCAAAGAAGGGCGAACGCCTTACTATCATCTCTGAGCATGGTGACGTACTTATCGTCAAAACACAGAAGGACAAAACTTTTTCTATAACCAAAAATAAGTTGATTCAATGAGTAACCTCACTATCAAAAAGGCAACACTGACTTCCGGACATGGTCTAAGCCTGGAACTGTCGGAGAAGCAGAAGGATGGCTCCTATGTAGACAGCAAGAGCGAATATTCAGCAGCCGTTCACAATGACCTCAAAGAGTCATTCCGGAGAATGGGAGTTCACCTGGCACTGGCGTCAGAATATGTCACATCAGATGATATCGAAGATATCGACAAACCGGACGAGGACCTTGTAAAGCCATTCACCGTTAACAGTATCACGTTCCTTCCTGATGATTCAGGCGTGAAGATAAGCGGCTCAGTGGAGCTATCAACAGAAAAGAAGATGTCGCTGTCGCCTCCTGCTATCAAATGGGAAGATGATCCTGGTTATGAATACTCTTCAGAACTGGCGGAGATAGCAGAACTCTGCAAACAAGAAATACAGGCATACCTAAAAGGTAAGCATGCTCCTGAACCGCAGCAAGAGCTTCCGTTCGTGGAAGACGCGGAAGATGCAATGTAGTCAAAGGCCTTCGGGCCTTTATACCTGATCTCGACTATTCAAAATGGAACAAACACCGACACATATAATCGTTGAAAAAAAAGACTGGTACGAGTTGAAGTTTCCTCAGCGCAAGATTATGCTGGACTTGGTAAAGCACCATTTTCCTTCAAGAAAATTCGACCCTGTGAGTAAGGCTTATAAGATTGACAAATCATTGAGTATTAAGCTTCAAGAGTTTGCCAATAAGCATAAGTTCGAGTTCGTTGATTCAGCTACTCAAATCCAGAACTGGAAAGATTTTCCTGCTCTGCCGCAGCTTCAGGTGAACGAACTGGATTACATCCGGAGAAAATTATTCCCGTTCCAGGCGGAAGGAGTAGCATATGGACTAGAAAAGAAGGGCTTTATGAACGGCGATGATATGGGACTTGGTAAAACCACCCAGGCGATTGCAACCACCACCATAGCCGATTCATTTCCCGCGTTGATAATCTGTCCTTCATCCTTAAAACTTAACTGGCAGGAAGAATGGAATACAGTGGCAGGCAAACGATCGGTAATAATGGATGATAGTATTTATCGCACATGGCCAAACTTGTGGTCCCAACAGAATATCGGTGTCTTTATCTGCAATTACGAAAGCCTGAAAAAGTTTTTTATTGAACGTGTACTCACTGATGCAAATGGAAAAGTGATCAGAATAGACGTAAACGAGAGGGCAAAGAAGCTATTCAAAACTGTCATTGTGGATGAGGCTCACCGGATAAAGGACATGTCCACTCAGCAGAGCAAATTTACTATTGCGATATCTCTGTATGCTGAATACAAAATGTTGTTATCAGGAACATTCGTTGTAAATGATCCACAGGATCTCATTGCCCCCTTGATGATTACCGGCGCCCTGACTTCTGAATTTGGTGGACAAAAAGCCTTCCTCGATATGTTCTGTCCTGGCGGAAGACCACAGAATCTACCAGAGCTGGCGTACCGCCTTAGAAGGTCATGCTTTTATATGCGTATGAAGAAGGAGGTACTGAAGGACCTGCCGGACAAGACACGCCAGGTAGTACACTGTGAACTCACCAACCGGAAGGATTATGAAAAGGCTGAGCGTAGTTTCATCGCCTTTTTAGAAGAAGAGGGAAAAACATCTGAGCAGATCACAAAGGCTATGCGTGCTGCAGCCTTGGTACAGATCAACGTCTTGAAACAACTATCAGCCAAAGGTAAAATTGAGTCTGTTATTGAGTTTGTGAAGGATGCCAGGTCACAGGGGAAAAAGGTAATTATATTTTGCTGGCACCTAGACATTGTTTCCCAGATTGTGGACGCATTACCTGGATCTGTTAGAATCACGGGACAAGAGACACTGGAACAAAGGCAGTACAACAAGAACCGATTCCAGTCAGACCCAAAGTGCAACGAGATAGTCTTGAACTTCAAGGCAGGAAGGGAGGGTCATAACCTCACAGCGGCATCCCTAGTATTGTTTGTCGAGTATGGTTGGAATCCAATGACTCACGACCAGGCGGAAGATCGCGCCTATCGGATTGGAGTTAAAGACAACGTTCATTGCGTGTATTTCTCCGGTCGGGATACTATCGACAACCACATTTACAACATTGTTGATAAAAAAAGACGCATGGTGCAGGCCATAACCGGTGGAGAGGATGATATACAAACGAGTGTTCTCGATGATTTGATTAACATCTATAAAAAGTAACCCATGGCTGACGAAACAGTGGACAAACTGGAAGATCTCAGAAAGAAGTACCATAAGCTGTTAACATTGGCAGCTAAGCTAAGGCACCATCAGATCAGGCATTATAAATACAAGACGAGTGTGGACTTTGATAAATCAGTTTACTACGGTAGGCAGGTAGATCATTTTCTAAATAAAGAGATCTCGCAATCAGAGAAACAGGAATTATTCAAATGAGCAAGGGCAGAAATGATACGCTCACTAATTTTTTACCTATCAATCGTAAGTTCTTCGACCATCCATTTTGGAAAGAAGATCGGACGTTCTCGAAGTCGGAAGCGTGGTTGGATCTTATAGCATCCGCACGATTTGAAGAATCTGAGGTCACTGAACTGATAGGCGGCAAGATGGTTTCTTGGACAAGGGGACAGTTACCAGCGAGCCTACGGTATTTAGCTGAGCGATGGAAATGGAGTAAGAATAAGGTAGATGACTTTTTGAAACTGTTGGAGCATGAGGATATGATAGAGCGGATTTTAATACAAGGACAGACTGTTCTTTCTTTGAAAAACTACGAAACGTATAACGTAAGACAGCAAAAAGGACAGCAAAAAGTACATCAAAACCAGCAACAGACACTATTTCCAAAGGAATCAACAGGCAGTAAAAAGGACAGTGAAAGGGACATTCGAGGGACACCGGGGGGACAGGCAGGGGACAAAACTAATATAGTAAATATAGAGAATAAAGAAGAAGAGATTTTTTTCGGTGCTGAGGCACCTACATATTCGCTGGCTGATATGGAAATGTATAAGAACCTACAGGATTGGATATCAGCAAATACTCCGAAGGTTGGGAAAATGAAACGTCCCATTACTATTTCTGAATACCTGCAGCTTCGAAAAAAACTTTCTCGAGAGCAGCTTATAGAGATGCTTTTTAAAATGGAAAACTATAAGCCCCTTTTGCAGAAAAATGAATGGGCTTATATGACTATCATCAACTGGACAAAGAAGGACTTTAATAACCAAGCAGTGAACAATGGACAATCAAAGGAAAATATCAATGACCAAAAAAAGGCCGTGGAGGAGCGCACCAGGCAGCTCGCTTCAGGACGCAGTTGATCTGGGTGAGATGTCCTACGGAAAGATTCCTCCGCAGAATAAGGAAATGGAGATGGCTGTATTGGGCGCTATCATGCTGGAAAAAGGTGCTTTTGATATTGTGGTGGGCATACTGAAGCCCGAGATGTTTTATGTTCCTGCACACAGCACAATATTCCTGGCTCAGAAGCGCCTCGCTGAGTTGTCCCAACCGATAGATGAGCTTACCATTTTCAATGAACTTACAAGAACTGGCCAGATCGAAGAAGTCGGTGGTCCATTCTACATATCACAGTTAACGAAGAATGTTGTATCCGCTGCCAACATCGAGGCACATGCTCGCATACTGGTGCAAAAGTTCCTGTACCGGCAAATGATAAGGATAGGAGGTAACCTGGTTAATCTGTCCTTCAGTGGTGAAAAAGATGTATTCGACCTGATGGATGAACTGGGCTCCGAATTATTCAATATCAGTTCCGGTCACCTAAAAAAAGAGCCTAAACCTATATCGGTAGCATATCAAAAAGGTCTGCAATTGCTGAATGAGAGAGTTACAAAGAAAGAAGACATCACTGGCGTTCCGTCCGGGTTCCCTTCTATTGATGCAATTACCTACGGCTGGCAGAATACAGACCTTATAATCATCGCGGCGCGGCCGTCTGTCGGTAAAACAGCGCTTGCCCTGCAGCTGGCCAGGCAGGCCGCGTATCATCCTCACAAGCCATCTCCAGCAGCTATTTTCAGTTTAGAGATGTCCACAGGACAGATCATTGAGCGCTTTATGTCTGCTGAATCAGATGTTAAGCTATCAGCAATTAAGCGCGGTAAGATTGAAGAATGGGAACTGAAGACACTGATAAATAAATGCGATATCAACCTTTCCCGTGATCTCATATTCATAGATGACACACCGGCTCTGAACATCTTCGAGTTGAGAGCCAAGGCTCGCCGGCTGGTAAATAAGCACGGGGTGCGTGTAATCATCATAGATTACCTGCAGCTGATGAGTGGCGGTGAAGGTAACGGAAACCGGGAACAGGAAATCAGTAAGATATCCCGCGATTTGAAGCAGCTGGCAAAGGAACTGGGTGTACCAATACTCGCATTATCTCAACTGAGCCGTGAGGTTGAAAAGCGTGGCAGCAAGGAACCAATGCTTAGTGATCTCCGTGAATCTGGTGCAATTGAGCAGGACGCCGACGTGGTTGCTTTTATGTGGCGATCAGACTACCAGGTGGAGGCACACAAGGCAGATCCTTCAACCGCTGGTGACACATACATCAAGTTTGCTAAGCATCGTAACGGTGCATTGGAAACAATCCTGTTAAAGGCGAACCTGTCAACCCAGAAGTTTTACGACATCACGCAGCTGCAGGAAACCGAGAGGGTCGGTAATTACATCAGTATGCATGAAGCGAACAGGCAGGCAGGAACATTTGATCAAACTGAAATGCCATTCTGATGAGGAAAGCATCTATTCCACTGGACCAGTTAAAGAAGTCGGCCTGCGCGGATCTGAACCAACATGTCTTTGAGGAACTTAAGAAACCGGCAAATAAGAAGTCAGTACAACTTCCAGGGCAAATGCGTGAGCAGGCGCAATGGATGTGGGGGCAGCTTTCCTGGTGGTCAATTCATACAGGTATCCTCGTTGTAAAGGAGAAGAGCGACTGGCATCCTGTACGGAAATGGCGGTTTGACTTCGCGGTACCTGATAAGAAGATCGCTATCGAGTATGAAGGGCTGATGAGTGAGAAATCTGGGCACACCACCCTGAAGGGATACACAAAGGATACAGAGAAGTACAACGCGGCGCAGGCGCTCGGATGGACGGTGATCAGGTTCACCGTGAAGAACTATAAAACAGTATTGAAGGAATTGGAAAAACATATTAATAATGCCTAAGAAGAATTCATATATCACAGTCAAGGACATGTTCTGCGGCGCCGGTGGAAGTTCCCTGGGTGCAGATAAGGCCCTGAGGAAAAGAGGAATAAATGATGGTGTGAAAATAGCAATGAATCATTGGAAGCTGGCTATTGAAACGCACAATACAAATTTTCCGGAAACACTGCACGATTGTGCCGATATAAGCGCGTCAGATCCGAGAAGGTACTCGTCAACTGATATCCTTATAGCATCTCCGGAGTGTACAAATCATTCCCTGGCAAAAGGGGTGAAGGTGGCAAAGAAACAAATGGACCTGTTTAATTCTGGTAAACTTGATCCGGCTGCCGAGCGGTCCCGTGCAACCATGTGGGATGTCTGTCGCTTTGCGGAGTATCATAAATATAACGCGATCATCGTAGAGAACGTAGTAGATGCTCGTAAATGGATCATGTTTGATGCCTGGCTGTCTGCTATGTATGCTCTTGGATACCTCCATCGCTGCGTATACCTTAATAGCCAGCATGCGCACCCAACACCACAGAGCCGTGATCGTATGTTTGTAGTCTTCTGGAAGAAAGGCAATAAAGCTCCTATGCTGGACTACACACCTGCAGCATATTGTCCGCGATGTGGAAAGGATGTCATGTCTGTGCAGACCTGGAAGAATCCTGAAAAACGCTACGGCAAGTACAAGCAGCAGTATGTGTACTGCTGCCCTGCCGATAACACGGTTGTAGAACCATATTATTATGCTTCATTCAACTGTATCGACTGGTCAGATCTTGGAACCAGAATAGGTGACCGGGAAAAGGATCTCAGCCCAAATACTACCAAGCGCATTCAGCACGGACTGGACAAATACGGACATGAACCGATGATTGTGCATGCCGCATACGGGCCAAAAGCAAGAGGGGTGTTTCGCTCTGCAATGGAACCATGTTTTACCCACACGACTGTACCTAGTCAGGCAATCGTTACCCCTTTTATCATAAAGCAGGAACACAGCCAGAACCAGGGCAATGTTAAAGCGTCCACCAGTCCGTTTCAAACACAGACGACCAGGCAGAGTATGGCTGTAGTTACCCCGCCAATAATGACGGAAATGTATGGGAATGGAACGGCCAGGAAAGGCACTGATCCACTGAACACAGTAACTGCCGGCGGAATTAAAACCGGTATCGTCACAGATCAGGCATTCAATGCATTCCTTACCAGTTATTACAGTACAGGCCATAGTACAAAACACATCACCCAGGAGATGGGATCAGTAACCACTAACGACCGCCATACCCTGGTGAGCTACCAGAAGCCAGCAGTGGAGGACTGTTACTATCGTATGCTCAAGCCTCTCGAAATCAAACTGGGAATGGCCTTCGATTCAGATTATA